AAGTTTATAGATGAATATGGTGAAGATTTACCTGAAGATTGGGAATTAGTAGATGAAGAAAAAGTTGTAGATGAACATCCTGAATTTGATTTTGAAGAAGTATTAAATGATGTAGCACACGAAAAAGTAGAGTTAGCATCAACAGGTAGGGCTTTACCTGGCAGAAAGTCAGACCAAGATGGTATATCTAAAAAAAGTTATGATTATTTTAGAGTTAGATATGTATATGCTGAAGATAATTTTTTAGTAAATAAAACAGGAGAAAAAAGACCATTTTGCAGACAAATGATGGGGGCTAAAAAGTTATATAGAAAAGAAGATATAATAAGTATGTCAGACAAAGTTGTAAATGATTATTACTATTCTAAAAATCAAAATAGAAACATAGGATGGGGACCTAAAGGTGCTTTAAAATATGATATCCTAAAGTACAAAGGAGGTGGGAATTGTCAGCATTTTTGGTTACGACAAATTTACAAAACAGAATTAGGAAAATCAAGAACAACTAAGATAGAAGATGCTGATTTAATAGGATATACAAAAGCTGTTTCAGAAGGATTTAGACCTGAAAAGAATAGTCCATTAGTGGCTAAACCACCAAAGAGAATGAAGAATAAAGGATTTTTAACACCACGATAACTATGGCATACGTATTATTTATATCAGAACAAAAACTTAAAGACTCAACAGCAATCAATTTAAATGTTGACACTAATTTATTACTGCCTTATGTAAGACAAGCACAGAAGCTTTATGTAGAACCAAAGTTGGGTACAGACTTATTTGAAGCATTAAAAACTAAAATAACAGCAGGTACATTAACAGGTGCATATAAGACTTTAGTAGATGATTATATTGGTGATATGCTACCTAATTGGGCGTTTTATCACGCTATTCCTTTTTTAAGATTTAAGATAGAAAATGGTAATATATATTCTAAGACTTCAGAAACAGGAACTGCTTTAAGCACAGAAGAAGCACAACACCTTAGAGAAGAAGTTAGAAATACTGCTGAGTATTATACAGAAAGAATGATTGAATATGTAACTAATAATACTACTGATTTTCCTGAGTATAATACAAATAGTGGTGCAGAAATAAGTCCTGATAGAAATGCATACTACAATGGAATGAATCTTGAAAGACCAACACCACAAGGAACTAAATTAACATTAAGAAACTTTTTAACAGCAGGAGATTAATGAAGAAACATTATAAACCTAAATTAATAAACATAACGAAGCTAAAATCCTACTTGGATAAGAAGCCAAAACAGAAAAGAAATGACAGACCTGAAAGACACAATACAAGTAGGAATAGCTAATGGTTCAGCTATTGGAGTATCACTAGTTGAAGCAAATGAAGTTTTAACTTTTGTTTCACTAATACTAGCAATAGCATTTACAATTTATAAATTTTTTATATATGAAAAAAAGAAAGCTAAATAGTAAGAATCCTAAATATTTTAAAAAAAATGAAAAAACTCCTAAAATACGTAAAGAGTTTGTTCAAGAGGTTAAGGGGTGTAAAATCTACAAAGTCTACTATCTGTAATTCTAATTCCATAAATCTTCTAATTCTTAGAGATACATTTACAGATGAATCAACAATAGGGGAATTATTTTTAAATGGTGAAAGGTTTTGTGATACCTTAGAACTACCATATAGAGATAATCAAACAAGTATATCCTGTATTCCAATAGGACAATACAAAGCAAGATTAAGGTTGCCAAGAGAAAGTGCAACAAGAGAATATATACATCTATTAGTAGAAGATGTAAAAGACAGATCACATATATTATTTCATAGAGGTAATACAGCTAAAGACACAAGGGGTTGCATCCTAGTAGGACAAGGAACTCAACACAATATTGTTCACAATTCTTCTTTAGCAATGGATTTACTAATCAAAGAAATAATAAATTTAGGTGGCGAAAACATTAATTTAATAATCAAAAATAAATAATTATGAAAAATTGGCTAACAAATGTAGTTTTAGGACAAATACTACACAGTAAAAAATTCATTTATGCAGTAACAGGAATTGTAACTCCTTATCTTATGACACACTTTGGATGGGGGCAAGATGTTGCTGAAACAGTATGGCACACATTCCTAGTATTAATTTTAGGACAAGGAGTTGCAGACATCAGTAAGAAATAATAGATACAGACTAAAACCACACGAGATTGTGGCATTAGAAAAAATGCGAGAAGCTGACACTAGGAATGTCCTAGTTGTTGGCGACTTGCATGAACCATTTTGTCTTGATGGTTATTTAGAATTTTGTATTGAACAATATGAATCTTATAATTGCAATCAAGTTATATTTATAGGAGATATTTTAGATAACCACGCTTTTAGTTATCATGAACCTGATCCTGATGGAATGTCAGCAGGTAATGAATTAAAAGAAAGCATCAAAAAAGTACAAAAATGGTATGAGGTTTTTCCACAAGCAGATGTTTGTATTGGAAACCATGATAGGATGTGTTCTAGGAAACGATTTACAGCAGGAATACCTAATGCTTGGATAAAAACTTATAATGAAGTATTAGGAACTCCAGGTTGGAATTGGGTAGAATCAATAGTATATGATGATGTTCTTTATGAACATGGGGAAGGTGGTCAGGCACAAACAAAGGCAAAAAATAACCTAATGTCTAGTGTTTGTGGACATACACATACTGAAGCATATTGTCGTTGGTATGTTGGGAAAAAATACAGAATATTTGGGATGCAGGTAGGTTGTGGTGTTAATTCTAAATCTTATGCTGCTGCATACGCTAAAAACTTTAAAAAACAAGCCATAGGATGTGCTGTTGTCCTCAACAATGGTACACTACCTATTAACCTTTTAATGCCATTATAATGAAACTAAAAGACTCTACAAAGCTAACTATATTTTATTTTATACTTATAATAATAGTTCTAATATTCTCTATTTAATTACCCCCCTTTAGTCGTTTTAGACACTTTCAGAACTTTTTAATACCTACACACTAGACATCACTTAAAGTCGCTTATCTAGTCAAAACACTATTAACATTAATATTGTTAATAACTTTGTGTGAAAGATTGTGTATAATGTTATTTTTTTATATCTTTGTTCCATTGTTTAACTAAAAAAACTAAAATGAAATTAATTAACAAAAAGACAGGACATAGCTTTAAATTAAATCCAAAAGAATCAGCAAAATTTTGGTATGCTAAAAATGCTAAAGGCGAAAACATTAATTCTAAAGATGATTATAGAATAGTAGAAGAAGATGTTATTAGTGATATGCAGTTTTATTTATTAACCTTTGCTTTGATTGCATTATCAATAGCATCATTTATACTATATATACAATGGAACTACTAATTTGCGAGGACTACGATTTTTATAATAATGGAACGTTCTATACAACCATTAGAAAATTATCATCATCAGGTTGGTTCAATGATATATCTAAAGTTCAACCAAGAATTAGAGTATTTGGTACACGAGAACAAATAGATCAAGCAGTTGATGAATATTGTAAAATGACTGATTTAAATGTTGATGAAATATTTGACTATGAAAATAAAGAAAAATTAAAAGAATATAAAGAAAAATATAATAAATTAAGTAATAATAAAGCATTAATAATAATATGAAAACGATAAACATACATGGTAAAGAATATGTAGAAGTAAACGAAAGAATCAAATACTTTAGAGAAAATTTTAAAGATTGGGCATTAACAGGTGATATTGTAAGGTTAGAAACTATTATAATTAAAGAAAAAGAATGTTTAATGTGTGTTTTTAAATCAGAGGTAAGAAACCCCGAAGGAGTTGTTAAATCAACAGGAACAGCTTATGAAGTTTTAGGAAGCACTTATATTAACAAAACATCTTTTATTGAAAATTGCGAAACCTCAGCGAATGGTAGAGCATTAGGTAATTTAGGAATTGGTATTGATACTTCTATTGCTAGTGCGGATGAAGTAAATTTAGCTATATCACAAAAAGATACAAAACCTAAAAAAGAGAAACTAAAGATGTACCAATATCAAGCAATGATATCTGCTATTGGTGAGGGCAAGATTGATGTAGTTAAAGAAAGAATGAAAAACTACAAAATTACTAAATTGCAAAAAACAACGCTTGACAAATTAATTAAAGAACAAATAGAAGAAATTAATAAAACAGGTGATCAAGAAAAAAAAGAAGAAGCAAGATTTAATTCTATAACTGAAATAAATGAAGGACTTGCAGCTACAATTAGAGAATATGGAGATTTAAATAATAATCAATAAATAAATAAATATGGAAATTTCAGGAACAATTAAAAAAATCTTACCACTACAAAGTGGAACAAGTGAAGCAGGTTATGAATGGAAGAAAAGAGATGTAATTTTAACTCAATTTAATGCAGACCCAAAATATGCTAAAGATGTTTGTATTACTGCATTTGGAGGTGCAGCATTAGAATCAATTAGTAGATTTATTGTAGGTGATACTGTTGATGTAAAAGTAAATGTAGAAAGTAGAGAATTTAATGGTAAATACTATACAAATCTTACAGGTCATTGGTGGGCAAATAAAAATTCACATAATGAAGAAACAGATGATTTTATAAATTCTGATCCATTTTAATAATGACAGAAGAATTAAATTTTAAAGCAATTTGTGATATAGCTGTTAATGTTTGTGATGTATCTAAAGAAGCATTATTTTCAAAAACAAGAAAAAGAAAAGTACAGGCAGTAAGAGCATCAGTAGCTTATATAGCTAGAAAAGAAGAAGAAATTGATAGAGAAGTTATTGCTAAAGTATTAAACAGAAATAGAACAGCTAGTTATCACTATGAAAGAAACCACAAAGACCTTTATAGTCGTTGTATAGTTTATAGAAATATATTTACTAAAATTTACAAAGCATATAAAGATATTGATGGCACAAAAGAAATATTTATAGACAAAGATTATATGAAGTCTTTTTTACTTAAAGGTGGTGTTACAGAAAAACTTGATCCTGATTTATTACTAGAAGTAAAAAGTGGTGAAGTCAAATGTATTATTAAAACTTCTTACTTTGATTATTCTAATCAAATAAAAATAATTAATTTTGTACTGAAGAATTATCACTTTAGTGTTAAGATTAAATAATGGGGAAACCAAACTACTATGCTATTATTCCTGCTGAGGTAAGATATTCTAATTTAAAACCTAATGCCAAACTTCTATATGGAGAAATAACAGCATTAAGTGGAAAACTAGGGTACTGCTATGCAACCAATAATTATTTTGCTGATTTATATGGTGTGAGTAAAAACACTATTAGCAGTTGGATTAGTGATTTAAAAAAATTAGGATTTATAACAGTAGTTGTAGAAAGAAATAATAAAAAGCAGATAATAAAAAGATGTATAGGTATCACGAAAAAGATTGATACCCCTATACTTAAAAAGATGAAAGGTAATAATACAAGTATTAATAATACAAGTAATATAAATATAACTAAAGAAAAATTTATTTTAGAAGTTATGACTTTTGATTACCCTAAAGAGATGTTAGAGGATTTTATAAACTATTGGACAGAAGGTAAAAAGAAAATGAGATACCAAAAACAAAACACTTTTGAAATAAAATTAAGATTATTGCGTTGGGAAAAAAATCAAAAGAAGTGGGATAACCCTAAAGCAAAAACAATGGGGAAATTACATTCACAAATAAATGCTTGGCAAGAAGCTAAAAAATTAATATGAAAAATTTTGCAATACTTTTAATAATATTTATAATGATAAGTAGTTGTGTAAAAGATAAATTTTATCCTATTAATAATATAAATCCTTGTATAGATACTTGTGGTACTATAATTGCTGCAACTCACTTAATGAATGACTATCCAATTATTACATCAATATTAACAATAGAAACTTCTTGTGATAGTATAGAAATAACAAGTGTTCATACATTAGAAGAAATACAATACAATACAGGAATGTATATTTGCTTTAATAGAAAATAAAAGTATGGGAACAAAAAAAGAATTTATAGAAAAAGTATTAGATTTAATTTCAACATCAGCAATAAAAATGGGATTAAAACCTGATGCTCCAACATTAGCTATATTGTCAAAAGAATTTGCAAGTATTTTAATAACTAACAATAAATTAAAAACACTAGCTTTTGAACAAGTACAAGAAGCATTTAATATTGGATTAATGGAAAAAGAAAATCAATTTTTATCAATACCAACATTTTATCGTTGGTGTAGAGATCATAAAAAAAGAATAGATCATGCTTATCATCAAGTGCATACATTAGGGGAAAATCCTAAAAAAGTAGAATATTATAAACCTATAAAATTACTAAAATGATAGGTTGGGTAATAATAGCAGCAATAGTGCTGCACATAAACTATAAATTAAAAGAATGAAAACACTAACACAAAAAGAAAGAATTATTAGACACTTAAAAGACAAAGGATCAATTACATCATTAGAAGCTATGAAAGAGTATGGCATAATGAGGTTGACTTCAAGAGTTTGTGAATTAAAGGATCAAGGATACAGAATCAAAAGTGAATTTGTAAGCAGTAAAAACAGATATAATGAACCTGTTTCATTTAGTAAATATTCACTAATAAATTAAATTGAAAACAATAAGTATTATGGCAATAAATTATAGAAAATTATATGAAAAAAATATAGGTAAAATACCTGATAAATGGGATGTTCACCATATAGATTTTAACCATAATAATAATAGTCTAAATAATTTAATAGCAGTACCTTCTATGGTTCATATGATTATACATCAATCAGGATATATTCCTAGAGATGAAATAGAAAATTTAATACAAATATATGAAGAAAACACTAAGTAAACTAAAAAAAGAACTAGACAAATGGTTTAGTCTTTACATTAGATTAAGAGATGCAACAGATGAAGGAATGTGTCAATGCTTTACTTGTGGTAAAGTAGACCACTATAAAAATATGCAATGCGGACATTTTCAAAGTCGTAAACATTTATCTACAAGATGGAGCAAACAAAATTGTCAAGTGCAATGTGTAAAATGCAATATGTTTGGACAAGGTGAACAATGGAAATTTGGGGTTCAATTAGATGTAAAATATGGTGGAGGAACATCTGAAGAATTACAATTTTTAGCAAAGCAAACAAATAAAAAAGCTAGATGGGAATATGAAGATGGAATAAGTTATTATAAAAACTTTGTTGATAATTTAAAAAAAGAAAAAGGAATTAAGTAAACATTTATTCTAAATTTGGCGTATGCTAAATCCAATATACACAAGTGAGGAGCATAAAACACTTATTAATTTATATTTAAGCACTTGTAAAGAATTTTGTAAAGACATAACCACAAAATCAAGATACAATAATTACTTAGAGGTCTTGGAAACAATTATAGAATATCACAATAGTTATGGATCAGGAGTTAAAGAAAATAATTTTTTTGATTGGCTAATGATTATTCCTATAAATGCATCAGTTGCTACTAATGGATTTTTAGCAGGGATAGAAACAAAAAGAAATGCAGCAACACTAAGAAGTTATAAAATTATTTTAGAACAATTATTACAAGAAATTATAGATAAAATAGGTGATTTTGAATTAACTAATGAATGAGATATATTTAGAAATATCAAAATTATCAGATAAGTTTAAGAAAATGTGTTATGGGCTTACAATAGATGAAAACAAGATTAATAATGCAGTACAGGAATTGATGCTTTATTTTCTTACTATGAATCCAAAAACTTTGTCAGATATTTGGGAAAAAGATGGAAAACAAGGAATAATAAGATATGGAGCAGTAGTTTTAAAAAGAGCATTAACAAGTCCTAGAAGTCCATTTTATTATAAGTATGAAAAGTATTATACACATATTGACAGCTTTCATTACACTTCTTCTAATACTTTGGTTGACAATGATTTACCAACTTCTGCTAATTATTATAAGGATATATCAAATTTGCCTGAAGAAAAAAAAAGATACCAATGGGAAAAATTAGAAGAAATAGATAAGCAGTTAGATAAATTAGATAGTTGGTATGATAGAGAATTGTTTAAGTTATATTATTACGAAGGAAACACGTTAGATAGTTTAGCAGCTAAAACTAAGATAAGCAGGAATAGCTTATTTACAACAATAGATAAAGTAAGGACAATACTTAAAAAAGAATTATTAGATGAATAAGTTTTTTGTTCCTAATGAAGTCTATGAAGATAGAATAGCAATATGTAAGGAATGTGTTTATTATTTTAAACCAACAGGAACTTGTAAAAGGTGTTTATGCTTTATGAAAGTAAAAGCTAGACTAGCACCTATGGTTTGTCCACAGAAGTATTGGGATAAAACAACTGAAGTAGAAACACCTGATGATTTACCACAAGAAATAATAGATGAAATATTAGATATGTGGGATGATTTAAAAACAGGTAGAGCAAAGAATCAAGCAGCTAAGAAAAGAATGATAGAAACCTACAATACAATTTTTATGACTTCTTATTCGACAGGAACTAATTGTGGTTCTTGTATATCTACTTGTTATGATGGAATTAAAAAACTATATAAAAAATACAGCGAATGAATTACTTAGCACACTTAAAAAGAAACAAACACCATTATTTAAATAGGTGGATAGTTAAATACAATGATGAAGGTTTAGTTAGGGAGGTGAAATTAATTTTTAATCCCGAAGAATATAGATTAGGAAAAAAAGCTAGAACTTTACATACACAAAAAGGATTAATTAAAATATTAGAAAATGACAAAGAAACAAGATTACAAAAAACAACCACAACCTAGTTATTATACAGGAAGATTGTATGGATATTCAGCTAAGGATATTGTAGATGATTTTCAGCTTAATGCATGGAAGGCACAAGCAGTACAATATATATTAAGAGCAGGTAAAAAAGAAGGCAATCCACCTGAGCAAGATATAAGAAAAGCTATCAATGTATTACATTTTGAATTAGATAGATTATATGAAGAAAGTAAAACATTAACAGGAGGATTAGCACAATGACATTATACAAATGTGAATGTGGTAAAGAAGAAAAAGAAGTAAGTAAAGCTAAAATAGTTTTAAGGGAAGGTAAATGGGTTGCAGATATTATATGTAGTTGTAACAAATATATGGATAGTGAACCTGAAGATGGGATGCCAAATCTTAAAAGAACTGAAGCATCACTAAGTAAAAAGAAAAAAGGGGATTATCTATGGGATAGTGCTAAAGAAAAATTATGTGGAGAAAGAGGTATTAATGAACCATTTGATTAATGAGAAAAATAAGATCAAGAACATATTTAAAAAGTCAAAGGAATAAAGCGGTAAAATATTATTTTGAAAATCCTGATACTACATTAAAATGTTTAGCAGAAAAATTTAGGGTAGACCAAGATAAAGTGAGTAAAGATATAAGTACAAAACTAGAAAAAAGATTTAATAATAGATTAGCTAGAAAATCTTAAATGAACTTTGTAGTAAATACAACCCAAGACAAGCAGACATTATTTAACTACTTAAAAGAGTTAGGAAACGATTATATAGTAAAGGTAAAGAAACAAAGAAACAATAGAAGCAATATGCAGAACAATTATTATTGGGCTTGTATAGTACAACCATTAGCAAATGAACTAGGATATTTTCCTGATGAAATGCACGATACACTAAAGATTAAGTTTTCAAGTGAATGGCAAAGCATAGACATAAACGACAAACAGATAGGACTTCAGAAAGTAAAAAGCACAGCTAAGATGAATAGTAAAGAGTTTGAAATATATGCAGACCAAATAAGAATATGGGCAATGACAGAATTGAATATCAAGCTGATGCTACCAAATGAATACGAATAATTTCTATTATATAATACAACTTGATTAATCAAATTATTTCAAAATGAATAAACATGGAGGTAAAAGAATAGGTGCAGGTAGAAAACCTAAAGCAGATGAACAAAAGCTAATAGAGAAACTTACACCTTTAAATGAATTAGCATTAGACTCATTAAA